GGGGGGACGTTGAGTGATCTGTATAACTTTTTCTTAAAGTACTCAATGTCTGTAATTTCGCCAAGGTTTTGACCTCCAGGAAGAGTAGAAATTTCAGTACCACGTCCTCCCTCTCTTCTAGGAAGCCAGAAATCCTCAAGCATCGCCATGTATTTTTTGTCATCACGAATCTCGCCAGTGTTTGCATCATAAACAAGTTTGTTGCGATAACGCATCATTACATCACGCAAATATTGCTCTGCTTTAACTTTTGGAAGATTGCCAACATCAATGTAAAAAATTCTACGCTCTGGTGCTCTACTCAAACGATAGATCACCAAAGAATCTTCGATCATGCGAAGTTGATTGAGTGACTTAATTGCTTTATGAAGATATGAAAGAGTTGATCCTTTATTTCTATCTACAAGACCAGAAGTACAATATGCAATAGAGTCTTTTGTCATTTTAACTCCAGCATTTGCAGTGGTCTTCATTGGATTTGCGCCATACCCTGCTTTGGGGTTATAGATGAAGAACTCTTCAATTTCTGGAAAAATATTATCCATTGGATTGTCATTTCTCAATGGATTGAGCCTATTAATATCTGCTCTTTCGTCTTTCTTTTGCTTTCTTACATAACGCATTTTCATTGCGTCAATGTAACGAAGTTCTTTGATACCTTCTTCAGGATTTTTTAGATCGATAATTTTATGATAATAAAGTCTTCCATCAATATACCAGTTACGATAAATTTCATGAGCTTTCTTATCAAAGTCCAATAAATCAAGAATATGCTTAAACTCTTGTCTAATTGTTTTTTTAATACCATCGCTGGCATTAAGATTTGAAAGTTCAATTTCTACAGGACTATCATTGCTATCTGAGACAATAGCCTCATTAACAATATCTTCAATTGCACTATCGCACTCTGGATGGAGTGCCATTTCACGATATCTCTTGATTAAGTCATACTCAGTCTTATATACACCTTCAATATCTACATAAGAACCAAAAAAACCACTACTCATGTAGTGGTCAACCCCGTCCTCATTGTTAGGAGGAACGGGGGAGACTGCTGACGGTGAGAGTGGTTCAGTATCCTCAATCGAGAATCCAAATAATTTGGACATTATTAAACTCTAAACTGTATCAGTTCTATTTATTACTTCAGGATTTGACCTGCCAGATCCTTAGGATCTCCAGCTTCAAAACTTTGAACTGCAAATTCTACAGTAAATTCTTCAATCGTGTCGCTTGAATCATAAGAAAGATCGATTGCAGAAACATTGACAGGGAAAATGTCAACAAACTTGTAGGTCTTCAGTGCAGATGCAGAATTACCAGATTGATTCTTAGTGCTTTCTCTTGCCTTACCACCTCTGCCCAATTGAGTAACAAAAGCATCGGTCATGTAAGATCCAGGTGAAGTAGAACCAGTGTTGTTGTCTAACTTAGCAATAGCATTCACCCATGCCTCAAAGGCCTGTCTAAGTACAAAGTTTTCATCGTTGATAACGGTAACAGACCAGTTATCAATGGTTCTATCACCAGCAACCTTGAAGATTCTTCCTCTAAATGGAACATCAATTGATGCTACATTCGATGCAGGCATATTTGTTGCCTTGCAAAGGAACTGGAAAGTTTCATCATTAAATACTGCTCCAGGAGTTGAAGTTGTAGCAGCAGTTGGGAAGTTGGGGATTGAAACCTCAAATAGATTGGGGCGGGCACCACCGCCCGCCAGTTTTGATTTAAAATCGTTGATTGTACGTACAGTCGCCATTGTTCTTATTCCTCCGTTGTGTTAATTAATAGCGATATCAAACTCTGCCAGTGACTTCACTGAAGTCAACTCCAGTTCTAGTGGCGACAAAGGTAAGGGTAATGAAGTTGATTGACTTAGCAGGCTTCAGGAAGATGTCTGCTCTAAACTCATTATTATCAATAACATCAGGAGTGTTATTGGTCTCGTCACAAATTACGACGTAATCAATGAGTCCTCTCTTCGCTTGAACATCGCGAAGGAAAGGATCAACAATGTTTCTAAAGTTCGCTCTAGTTAGATCATCGTTGAGTTCAAATAGTTGAGCTTGTGCTGCTCTCTCAAGTGCTTGCTCAATAGTGAGGAACAAGCGACGAACGTTGATTCTATCAAACGCGGAAGAATATCCAAGAGCGGTCCTATCACCAAAGAGGAATGTTCCAGCACCAGGTGAAGTAATGAAGGAGTTGATTCTCTTAGGATAGAGACGATCTCTTTGTGCCTTACTTGGATTGTAGGCAAGTTTGACTGCGTTATTGATAACACCACGCTGTTGTCCTGCAGGTGAGAACCATGGGAAAGAATTAAGACCCGTTCTCGCCATCATACCAGCAACGTCTCCATTACATGGGATGTAACGGAAAGTGTTATTAAAACGGTCAAAAGTAAACTTATATCCAGAGTCAAATACTGCGTAAGAGGAAGATGACAGAGGATTAAAGAAATTGACTAGGTTGGTTGTTTGCTGTTCAGATGTAAGGAGTCCACTACCAGATGATGCAACTAAGTTTGCTCTGTGAGCACCGATTGTAGCAATACAATCCTTTCTTGCATTGGCAAGAGAGATAACGTAGTTTGCTTTTGCTTGTGATTGTGCTTCGGTTTCGCAACCAGGACCACCAATCAAGAAGTCAACTTCAACTTCATCTTTATTGCTAAAGAGTCCGTAAGCGGTGATTAGTTTTCCAAGGTCTGCCTTGTAACCATCTCCACCAGTGCTTTGATAATCGTTACCACCCAGTAAGGTATAAGTTTTATTACCGATTGCAAGGAACTGCTTATCTTGTGCAGTGGTTCCAGACTGATTAGTCGAGGAAGTATCAGGAGTGAACGAAGCAGCTGCTACGCCAGTGTAAGCAGTAAATCCAGTTGCTGCTGGTACTGTTCCATGGAAAGCATCGGATGCTGCCAGAGGATCTTTACCTGCATAGATATTTGCAGAAAGATCACGGAGATAATCTTTGTAGTAGATCTTCTGTGGAGAATTGACATTAGAGATAGCATCGCTTGCCTTAGAAAGGTCAAGATGCTTTTCAAGAATATTGCCCTTAACTCCAGTTACATCTCCAAGGTCATCTATAACTGCAATATGCAGAAGATCATTATGTCCTTGTCTGTCATCTGCATAAACAGAAGTGCCTGGTTTTGGTGCAATTGTGCTCCAGAAAACCGTGGAGTTGGTGAGACCTAAGGTCTGTTGATCGTACCAATCAACTGCAGTTGCAGGAGTCAATCCTGCTACAGAAGTTCCAGTATTAACTCCAACAGAGTTAACAAAGTATACGGTATCGCTTGTATCGAATGAGGAGAATCCATCTCCTTCTGCATAATCAATTCTAGTTTCTTCTCCAGCAGAGGAAACTCTAGAAACGATCTTAACATCAACTGTGCTTGTCGTCCCGCTAGCAGCAGTAGAAACGCCAGTAACAATTCCTTTTACATATCCAGTAAAGACTGATGTTGATCCAGATCCTGGAAGAACTCCAGTAATTGCTGCGGTAATACCTGCACCAATCGTTGCGCCAGCAGCACTAAGATCAGAGGTAGTGATACCGATAGTCTGGTCAGCAAAATCGTCGATGTAGCAGATTTTCAGGTTATCTGCCCAAGAACCTGGGTTCTTTGCAGCATAATAGAAATCTGTTGCTGTTGAATAGTTGTTAAGGTAGTCGTCGTAGTTTTTGACTTTAAGAGTAGTCGTAGACGCAATACCAACACCAGCATTTGCGTTCTTAAGATCGTCATCATCTGCTCTAACAACCTTCATTACTCCCCCATAAGAGAGATAAGAAGATGCACTCATCCAATATTCATATTGCGAGTCTTGATCTTTTGGTTCGCCAAATACATTAATGAGATCTTGCTCATTAGTAATATTCGTAACCTCTTCTACAGGTCCAATTTCAAATGGACCAGCAATGGCACCAATGTTATCAAGTACATTATCAGCTCTTCCTACTGTTAGGTCAACCTCCCTTACCAGTACTCCAGGAGATAATTGAGGAGTCGCCATGTTTTGTTCTCCGTGGTCTCAGTTTATCTGAAAATATTTATTAAAAAGGATGTTTTCACAGGGGAAACATGACGCGAACTACCAGTCTGGATAACCCCAATCCACAAAAAGATCTTTTTTCTTTTTAGTATTAACCACTCTTTTAATTGTGCATTCTTTACATTCATAAGAATATGAAGATGCAACAGGGCCTCTATCTCTTCTTGTTCGATAAAATTCTTCTACTAAATTTTTTATTTCACCACAACTTCTACACTTTCTATCTAATAAAAGTAAATGACCTAACTTTATTTGACCATCTAAATCCATTAGCGATAATCCCACATATATGACATATCACCGTACTCACCAATTGATGCATTAGACCAACGATCTCCTTGAGCATCAACAAAACTACCATCATTCAACCCATCATCCATAAAACCAAAAGGAGCCATGTCTTGTTCAATTTGATTCTTCTGTTCCTCATACAATCTCTTACGAACATCCTGATCAGTTAGTTCCTTAAAGTAATCCATTTGAACCAACCAAGCATAGATAACAAGACACATTGCTAAATCATCATTACATCCTTCTTCTGCTTCAAATGAATTATGCTTTGAGATAAAGGTTGTCAACTCAGAAATAATCTCATAGTCATTGAAAATGAGTTTGTCTTCTTCGATAAGAGTTTTAAGATTAAGTGATCCAACTTTCTTAACGGTCTTTGACATCTTGACACCTAATTGAGTCTTCTTACCTGAAAATCCCTGACCAACAATCTGTCCGGCTCTGCCTCTCATAGAGCACATCAATAAATTTTGATACTCTAAATCGTACTGCAAAATACTTGCAACTTGATCTCCAATATCATTTACTTCACATAAAATAAATGAACTATTATAACTTTTTGCTACTTCATAAATTATATTTGGAAATAACATCGGTTTGATGTCATTATTTCTATATTTTGCTACAACTTTATGAGGAAATTCTGTAATATCAACAACTACGAATGCAGAGTAATCTTCTCCAACTCCTCTTGCAACATCAACTGTCATCACATAATCGTGATTCTCTTTTGATGATTCATAAACATCTAATCCAGCATTTTTTTGAATTGGATTATCATACACTAAAGTTCTTAACTTGCTAGGTGCAATTAAAGTATCAACAGATCCAAGAAATTCGCATTCAAACTCAACTTTAAATTGTTGCTCTGAAGTATTGGCAATAGTTTGTTCTTTCCAGACTTCATCCCTACCAGGAACTTCTGACCAGTGAACATCTGTTGGAATATATTCATTTTTGCTTCTTTCTGCATCATGCCACATACGATAGAAGTGATTCATACCGTGTGGAGTAGATACGATAATTACCTTGGTGTTTTTACCAGAAGTAATAGTAGGATAAACAGATGCAAAGAAGGAGTCCGCAACATGGTTTGGAACGAAGGCGAATTCGTCGAGGAAGAGAATGTTAAACGACA